ATTGACAGACAAAAGGCTCATTATTATTGTTTACGAACATTTTTGTTTTTATTTTTTTTAGATCCTCTCACATATTCTGGGGGAATGCCCATACCGGCGGCAAACACGGCTGTCGTAACCCCAGCATCTTTTGCATCTTTTATATTTAATTTTTGTAATTTCTTTAACGAGAACATGTCATCTATATCCACCTTTTCCTCGTCGGGTATAGCATCGTCTTTATTTTCGTAAAATTCGGCATATTCACTCTCAAGTTTTTTATCCGATTTCCTCCTGATATAGACCATAATTCCAATGATACTAACCAGACATATGATAGACACGACAGTCATTCTTCCTCTATTGTTCGCGAGCCTCGCACGAATGGACATTGTTACTGTGTACAAATATTTAAAGTTATGACACTAGACACAATTAAGTAACATGACCACATTAAATTATTACAAAAACGAAACCGAAAAGGTGTGCAAATCAAAGGGGTGGGATCGTGCGAATGTAGATACGGTATGGCTTCTTCTCACAGAGGAGGTGGGCGAACTGGCATCTGCTATCAGACAATACAAGAAAACATTCAAGAAGACAAATTTAAAAAAGGAAAGGGGTGTAGATGTTATGATGGAAATGGGGGACGTATTTAGTTATTTATTTCAATTGGCGCACATGCTTGATGTTGATTTAGATACAATGTGGTCAGAACACAAACAGAAGATCAAAACTAAAAAATATAAAATGTAAGATTATAATAAATAATGAGTTCTTGTATGATCGATGATGAGGCGGCCATAGATAAGATTAATCCATTTGTTCAGAACGATTTTTCGTTGCCGGGTGGGAGTCGTAAAACACTTAAATCCGAATTTAAGGGATCTATCAAAGATGAAACCCCGGGTGTTGCCGAACCAGAAGAGAGTCCCATATGTAAATATGGTATTTCTGCGGGCGATAATACGTTAGATTGGTGCTCTGGGCCAGCCGTCGACAAGAGTTTGCCGATTCAAAAGAGAAATATCGATACCGGTTTAGAACCCCCCATAGATAAAGATGAGGACGATACCAGGACAACTATAATTAAGATTGTGTGTGTTACTGCCACTATTGCCGCAATAATACTCATTGTTCGTCGATTAGCTTCAAAACGGTAAACATCCTACTCAATCGTTTCTTATTGAGACAACATTCGATGGCGTCCGGTAAATAATCTCGAATAAATCCTCTAGCAAATTCAATCTGCCACGTATTGTTTTTGTTTATATAAGGCACTTTAAACGTAGGATTCACAATTTTACACGTATTCATAATACGTATAACATCATGATTTCCCAAATTCTTTCTAGCGAGTAAATTATCTAGAGCGATCAAAGCCATTCGTTGCGTGGATTCGATCGTTTTTTCAACCATGGTTTGTAGAAAATTTTCATATTGGATATCTTGTTTAGAACAGGTGATTTCTGTCCAATCACCCTTACTGGACGTATATAAGTAATCGGTAAAATCTTCATATGTATTAGAATTATAGTTCCATTTAGTATATTTTATTTCCACATAATTTAAATTAGAATCGAGATCAACGACATTCAGCGCACTCTTTAAGAATGACGTCATAGACTAATCTCCGTGCTTTCTTTTAAACTCATTAACATGACATTAAAGACTTCCTAAGTTACCTCGGTTCATGATTTTTTTAAGTCAAAAAGAATGAAATATTCGAGTATCGCCAATAATACATTTTCTTACCTCTTAACTCTGGATGAGTTTAGATCTAAGATGCCCGATGAATATAAACCTTCATGGATTAAAATTACGACTATAACCGTGATTTCTAAATTCGAACGGGAAATTGAGATTAAAAAACTCCGACAGCTTTTTGAAGAAAATGGTTCTATAAAACTCCGGCGTATTGGTTCAGATTTTGATGGATTTGAGTGGAAACTGAAACCCACGACATTCTATAATCAAATCACCCTCACATACGAGGATCAATACTCCGTCAAGTCCGTGAAAGTCTTCCCAAATGGTTCTATCCAGATCGCGGGCGCATCTGATCTCATCGACGCAAAGCGAATCATTACTCAGTTGGAATATCTGTTTAAAATCTGTCTAGGTTTGGAAAAGCCCACGCCATTGGATTCTTTCCGTGTGGTCATGATAAACAGTAATTTCAGTTTGAATTATAACGTCAATCTTATGGAAGTTGCGCAACATTTTGAAAAACATTCGGATATTTTTAAGATTAGCTTTGAACCGGATCGGTATTCGGCGGTGAAGATCAAGTTCAGGCCAGCGGAGGAAATGAAAGAAATTACAACCAGTATTTTTAGTACTGGTAAAGTTATCATCACCGGGGCGGAGACATTGAAGGAGATCGTGTTCGCATACAATATCATCAATCAACACATTAACCAAAATGAAAAAATTCGGGTTACCGAAACTCAAGACAAGGACATATTCAATATATTTCTTGGACACAAAATTGAAACCATGGTCGATGCCTTGCGCGACAGTGGGTATCATTCATGGCTCAAGACTATCACAAATAGAAAAATTAATTTCTAACGTCATGGTAAATCAGATCATGTCGCAACGACTTGGAATGGCAGATGGTCGTCAGTATTCTCTTAACTCTTCAGCACAGCTCTTGAATAACCACATCATGCAAAAAAATGGTGTTCAATATGCGGATAATTATTCCTACCGACAACTTCTCCAGAAAGGCGGTCCGGCCGTGATTGAACAACTCCAAAAGGAACAGGCGAAAAAGGGTCTCATTAAACCGGATACTAACTAATCACGTAAAATACGCAAAAAAAACTTATACCAATACTTTAATGTCCTCTCCCTGTTCTATATGTCTTACAGAGGTTAGATCGACCAGATCAAATACACGCCTACGGTGTGGACATATATTTCATACGGAATGTTTAGATAAATGGAAAGAAAAAGGTAAGAACACGTGTCCTACATGTCGAAAACTATTTGATGTTTCTAAGTTTTCTGTGACAATAACTGTTAAGAACAATGATACAGAAAACTCCGAATCTAGAGTTGTACCGGAGTCAGAAGCCATGATGGATTTTCTAAATGAATGTGACATCAATTTTGATATAGAAAACGTATTAGACCTTAGAAGCCTTCTGTCTGACCTTGGGATGAGTCTTTCCGACTTTGATTCCCGTGTCACGGACACAGAATGAACTACAGTAGGTTGTGTAATTTAAACCAGGATAATTCCTTGCCGCATATCTAGGATCCTTTATCATTTTACCAGACGCATCACTCAAAAGAGGACCTGTGGCCCAGCCCCTCTTATGAGAGAACACATTAGCTTTAAAAACGATTTTCTTACCCTTTTCGATCTTACCCGCACTACGAATTCTTGATTCCGGTACTTTGAAGAATTTACTTAAACTCGCGACCGTATCACCCTCTTTCACTTTATATTCAACGACACCGTGTTGTTTGTAGAAGTGGAAATCTCCCATTCTAATATAATTTGTGGGTCTCCCGGGACTAACAAACATCATCACTTTGTAATACCCCTTTTTGCACTTTTCGTTCGCTGCGACTTTGTATATTTTGGTGGGATTATCGGACAAAACTCTCTTTGGGAGACTTGTACAGTGTGTATAGGTGTGTCCTTTATTTGAAAGACCGGATCTGTCACCTGGAATACTCTTCTGCCATCGATACGCCTCGTAGTCACCCACGGCGTATGCGTAGCAATTGTTATTATCGATTCCTGTCTTTGACCCCCACCGTCTATTGGTGAATTTTTTTTCAGAACCAGACAAGGGCAAATCCTTCGCCATTTAAGTTTACTTCAGAAAAAAATTATTGACTAATATTAAATGTTAAAGGAAATCTCCCAAACCCGAAGCCCGAATGAGCGTACTCGCATCATTATTTTGTTCTTACTCAATCTCGTCATCAGCACATTCTTACTTAAGCTTCTTTGGAACAGGTCGCTGGTGAAGCACGTAAGCATGTTGAGAAAGGTTGATACGCTTCTTGAAGCTTTTATCCTCTCTATCGCGTTGTCCGTCGTTCGTGGTCTTTAGACTTCTTTATACCCGACAATTTTTTCGCCTTTTGGGCTAATGAGCGTAGGGAAAGCCTCCATTCCGGGACATCCTTCTTTGTCGCAATCGACAAATTTATAGGATTTACCCGATTTTTTAAACCACTCTAGCTGTTTAAGAGTCCATCCACATCCCATGGTCCCGTAAACAGTCCAGGTCTTGCCTTTTCCGGCGACTTCCTTTGGTTGCTGACGGCTTCCTGTTTTATATAAAATATAGATATCCAAAATAAGGAGAATAATTAAAGCAATCATGTTACTATTTATGAATATTTTAATTATTGTCGGGGTATAAGATTTATTACAAATTTAGACATGAATGATGTTTCTGCCGAACAATCTCCAGGCAACGAAGAGGGCCACCAATACGAGTAAAATCATCACGTACGGGGCGATGTTCGTTTTTTTCGTCTCTTCTGGTTTTTCGACAGAGGGTGCGACGGCATAAGATTCGTCTAACATTTTAATATATGTCACGAAAAAAAATTGTGATGTAATGGTATATAGATTATTTGGCATGCTTCCGCCTAAAATATCAATAATACTATTAGTGGTTTTTGCTGGTTTGGGATTTGTGATGTATAAACGTTACAAAAAACAAGGAGCCAAAATGGCCGAAATGGCTCGAATGATCCAGGAAAAGGGGGCAGCGAATGAAG